ATGGCTAAGAAATTCAGTGAATTGCGCAATCAAATGTCGCCCGCGTCTCAATCACGGGCGGCAGCCCGCACCGAAGCCATGCTGGTGGAAATGCAGCTCCAGGAATTGCGTCGCGCCCGCAACGTAACGCAAACCCGCCTCGCCCAGGCGATGAGCGTGGAGCAAGCGGCCATCTCGAAGCTGGAACACCGCGACGATATGTACGTGAGCACGCTGCGAGAGTACGTCAAGGCGCTGGGCGGGGAATTAAAACTGGTGGCCTCGTTTCCCGACGCTGATATTCGCGTGCATCCGTTCGAGTTTGCGCACTGAAATTCAGCAAGCCGCGCATCAAAGCTACGCCCCGGCGGCAATATGCAGATCGTCGCGCCGATTCATGATGTAGCGCGTCGTGTAAGGCGGGATGTCCGACGTGGTTTCAATCCCCACGCATTCAAAAGCGAGTTTGGCGCAGTCGGGGGCTGTACCCAGCCAAATGAGCATTACGTCATGGTTGCGCAGGTCGAACGAATCGGGATGGCCGGATGGTTCTTCCGGCTCAACCAGAAACAGGAATCCTTCGCCTGAACCAATATTTGCGTCTCCACGCTTGGTCATGGGCGCGGGTGCGAAGCCTTCGGCACGCAGGGCGCAGCCGTTACCGATGTACTTGTACTCGAAATCTTCCTCGTCCATCGAATCGAGCACCGCCAGCCCGCCCATGGTCGGCACACCCGCCACGGTTTGCGGCGCGGTGCGTTTATACACCTTGCGAAACACCTGGCAGTTGTACGAGTTGGGATGGTTCATGACGACGTTACGCGCCAAGCGGTTCATAGTGATGGCTACATTGTTTAGCATGGCTACTCGCCCCTCATGTCTTTTTCCAACGCGGCTCTGGCTTTGGCGGATAGGGCGCGTATTCCGGCTACGTCCATCTCGAATCGCTGCGCAAGCTCGCCATCGGAAAACTCGGAGGATTTGGCAGCGCGGCGTGATGCGGGTTGGGTGCTTTTCTTTGGTTTGGACGCAGCCGCTTTTGCTTCCCGTGCAAATTTACGCCGTTCCTTGGCACGCTGCGCCTCGGCCTTGCGTTCCTCGCTGGTTTTAATGCGTGCGGGGCGCTTTTTGGCGTTTAACGCCGCATCGACTTCTTTCTGCCGCGCCTGCATTCGCCCTTTGTAGGCTGACACTTGTCGCGCCAAGTGCTGTTCCAAAAAACTCAACACCGTGCCGGACGATTCCAGTTCGGTCATGGCACGCAGGACGTGCTTGCAGGCGACGCCTTTCAGATTGGGGTTGCGGATTTTGGGGAAACCTGTCTCATCGCGTCCGGCGTTAAAGCCGCCTATGGTCGCCACGTAACGCAGAAAGTATCGATGACGTTCGCAATCACAATCAAATTTCAGCGCCCCTTTGCGCATCTTGTCGGCGGCGCGGCGCGGCGCTTTGGGATCGTCGCCCGCAGCCACGACAGCATCAACGGCATTGCGAAACTCCATGAACCGGATCGTGACGTGATGCCTTCCTGCCTTGGATCCCTCGCCTGCGTTGGTGATGAAACGCACTTCGTCGTCGCGCGTGGAGACAGGAATGGCAGTCGTGATTTCGCGCTTGGCCTTATCGATGTCGCTTTTTTCGTTGACATACCTCAACGGCTTGGCCGACGCCAGATCAATCACCTGCCGGGCAGTGATACCGCCGCCCTTGAATCCCGCCTGTTTCTTGGCGAGATTCATGTTGTGCCGGAAAGTCGCCAGTTCGTTGGCGGTAATCTCCGTCAAGCCGCCGTTGAGTGTGGTAAACAGCACCTTGCCCGTGTCCAAGCCGTAGCGTAGCTCACGGTCTGTGAGGATGACCGATTTCGAGCCTTGTTTCTCGGCTTGCGCACGCTGGCGTGCATCGGCGGTCAAGCGCCCTTTGGCTTCACCGACGTGGCCTTTGACCTTGCCGAACCAATCCGCCATGTTTTTAACCCTGCATCCACATCGGTGCACCGTCTTCGCGCAAGTCTGCAACCGATTCAAACCCCGTGCGCCGCTTGATGGCGAGTAGCTGCCCTTCGTTTGGCAGCGCGATGCGCTTTTGCGGCAGGGGTTGATCGATGGTATCGATGCCCGCCGCCGCCATAACGGCCAGAAATTCGTCGCGCCGTCCGTAGACCCGCTTTGACACCAGCGTCAAGTCGTGCCGTTCATCCGGCTTGGTTTCGTAGAAGATGACCGCCGTGTCCCACGGCTGGACGCTCTCAGCGAATTTGCGCACTTCACGGTAGAAATCCTTGGCGGCGCGGGTGTCCTGGTCGAGCATGGCCGTGCGCCTTAAATGGTCACGATGTCGCCCGACAGCAACCGCCGCAGCGATTCGGCCATTTCGACGGTACGCGCCACGGTGTCGCTCTTGATTGCGTAGAGGCACGTTGCCAGCGCCGCAATCTGGCCGCAAGTCACAGCCGGAGAGACGCGATATTTCGGGCCGTTCACATCGATGCCGTCGCGCTCGATGGATTGCTCGGGGTTCGCGCGCGCGGCGCGGGGGGCGAACTCCACGCGGGACGCCTTGCCGTCGGCAGCCAGGCCGTTTTTCAGCGCCTGGAAGGCGGCAATGGCGGGCAGCAGGTCGGCGTCGGTGAAGAGTTTGTCGCGCGGCAGTTCCGGCACGTTGGTCAGCACGATGCAGCCGTCTCGGCGTTCGGTGCGGTAGTCTGCCTCGGCACCGATAACCAGTATGTGCGTATCCGGATCGTAAGCGGAGAAGAGCGAGCACGGTTTGCCTTCGTATCCCGTGAAAGTCGCCTGAATTTGCATCATGGCGGGCTTTCCTTGCCCTGCGTGGAGATGGTCTGCACCAATGGATAACCCGCCGGGTCGTCGGTGCCAGGGCCGCCCTTGCCATCGTTGGGTTCGCCGGGTTTCGGCGCGTCAAACAGCGGAATCGAAGCGTGCAGGGTCAGGTCTATCGCCAGAATCGTCAGGTTCTTGGCCTCGGTCTGAATCGACATGGCCGGATTGTCGGGCGATTCAATCTGCACAGGCCACTTGGTGTTGACGCCCGCAAACGCATACTCGGCCTCGAACCGGCGGTTTGGCGCTTCGTCCACAAACAGCAGGAATTGCGCGGCGAGCGATTGCGCTGTAGGCACCTCCATTGCAAAAATTGCAAGCTGTGCGCGCACATCGCCCGCCACCACACGCAGACCAAACAGCCGATCTTTGGGGTCGTCGGGCAGGATGACCAATTGCCGGTCGGCCACTTGCCGCGTGTAATCCCTGCCCGTGGGCGTGTAGTCTTTCGCCATCGCTGCGATGATGACGGGCAGGTCTGGAGGCGAGGTGGGCGCGTCGTCCAGGTCGGTACGCATGTACAGCGCCAGCATGTCGTCGGCGGCGTCTACCATCCGCGCGGGTGCCCAGGCAATGGCCTTTAGCAACGGGCGCGTCACAAACCCTTGCAGCGGTTGCGTGGTCGCCGTCAGAGACGCGAAGTAGCGCCCCAGAAATTCACCAAACGCGATTTTGACCGGTTGCAGCATCGGTACTACCCGCGCATAAACTGGTTACGCAACCGCCCGTACAGCGGGATTTTCTCGTCCAGGCTGGGTTGCGCTTGGTGAGGCTCAGCAAATTGCGGCAGCGATGCGGCACCGCGAAACAGCGCCGCGTCTCGGCGCATGCGCTCGATTGGGGCGATGTCCACGGCCAGCGGCGCGATGTGCGCGGCGTCGAGCACGGCGGTGGGTTCCGCGCCTTTGGCTGCCAGCAGCGAGAGCAATTGCTCGTTTTCCGCCCGCAGGTGTTCGATGGTCTCGCACGCCTGGTCGCGTTCGGTGTTGACCGAATCCAGCAGACGCATGACGCCGCGCAGTTGTTCACCATAGATTGCCGCATCGATATCTTCGGGCGACATACCGCTCACATCGTCCAGGGTGTAACCACGATTCGTCGAATAATTTGGTTCGAGAACATAGTCGAATCCATGAAACTCCGGCCGGCTCTGGTCGATGGCCGAACTGAATCCGCCCACCCGCCCGCTATACAGCTTGGCAGCCACGCGCCCAGGGTCGTTGTCGAGAAACTCCGCCTGATGCTCAATCGTGCCGTCTGGATTGGCGCGCAACATGGTTGTCACCAGCGCCGGTTCCACCAGCGCTGGTTTACCGCCTTCCAGACCGCCCTCGGCAGGATTCAGGCCAAATTTGATGCGCGGCCAGTGACCGTAGTAGCCAAGCATGTCACGACTGTTGACCCGCTCCTGGCAAGCCGGGCTGTTGATGGCATCACAAATGGCGCGGACGTTGAAATTGCGCTCGCGCCCCCGGTACTGGCGACCGCGTTCGCGCAGGTTGTAGGTAATGACGTTGGTTTGCATGGGGAAAACCTCCTTCTGGAATGGTAGGAGGCAGATCGAGGGAGATGGTGTGGCGTTTTCCGCCATCAAACAGCAGTAGGCGCAATGCCCTGTTTCAACGCCGCAATCTGCCCCCGCACGTCGGCAATGGCTGCCTTGAGCGCATCGCGTTTTTCGGTCAATACTTGAGCCATTTTGGGTGCGGCGGTGCGGATGCCTGCGGGCGGCCGTACTTTGGCGAGCGCCAAAATTTTCTGAAACCGCGTGCGCCCAGCCTCCATCGCCTGGACGATTTCGGCGATGGCCTTCACATGGTCGTCCTGATGCTTGATGGGTAGCACCTTGTCGTTGAGCAGCACTTGAAAAATGTCGCCCGATTGCTTGATTCGCAGCGTCACTTGCTGCGAATCGGCGAAGGTCAGCGCCATTTCCCGGTACGAGATGCCAGCAGACCGCTTGACCGCCGTCAGCACTTCCTGCTGCACCACGGTTGCGCCCGCGCGCGAGAAATACCGCGCGGCCTGCCGGACGGACTTATCCTTGGATGTCAGGTCTTCAAAGCTGAACAGCAGGTTTTTCATGGCGGCGGTTTCCTCTGGCAGTATGCGATTGTCTGAATTATGGAAGCCGCCAGCCGCGTAGCTTTTGCAAGTTTTCCCGATGTTGCGACCATCAGCCGCGCACAAACGGGATACTCCCCAGCAGCTTGCGCCGTAGACCGTAAGAATCGGCGTGACTGGCGTGCGCGATCCACGACATAATGGATTCCTTGATTTTGGTCAGGCTAACCTTGCCTTCCCTGTATTGCTTGCGCAAGCGTCGCAGTGTGCGGAAAATCCGGGCAATCGCGCTTTTGCGGATGCGCCGGTGCGTCGTCCATATCCGGTAGCCGAGGAAATCCAGTGCGCGACCGTAGCACTGGCCGACGGGGAATACTTGGGTCTTGGCGTTGGTGCTGAGCCGCAGGCGCTGCCATAAGAACGCTTCGATTTGTGCGCGGATGCGGTGCAGGTGGGCTTTGTCGTGATGCACAACGACAAAATCATCCATGTAGCGCACGTAGTACTTTTCGCGTAGACCGTGCTTTACAAATTCGTCGAGTTCGTGCAAGTAGATATTGGCGAAAAGTTGTGATGCAAGGCTACCAATAGGAATGCCAGCGGGATTCGGATCGCCTGGCGTGGCGGTTGAATCAATGGTGCCATCGAGCAGCGCCAGGGTATTTTTGCAACGGATGCGACGGCGCAACAGCAATTTCAAAATGCCGTGGTCAATGGAATAAAAATACTTGGCGATGTCCGCTTTCAGCGCGTAGACGCGCCCGTGTTCACGCTTGACCTTACGCAACATGGCCTGGGCGCGATCTACGCCTTGGTGCGTGCCTTTACCGGGTCGGCAGGCGTAGCTGTCGTGGATGAAGCGGCGTTCCCAGATGGGTTCGATAGCCGCGACGACGGCTTGCTGCACCACACGGTCTCGAAACGGCAGCGCAGCCACGGCACGCTCTTTCGGTTCGTAAACCTTGAACGTACGATACTGGCCAGTTTGGTACATACCCCAAATCAGTTCGTTCTGAAGCTGAATCAGGTTGCCTTCCAGGTCGAGTTCAAAGTTTTGGACTGCTGCCCTATTACGTTTGCCGCGCCGGGCGCGCAGATAGGCAGCGTGCAGTGCCTCGAAATCGTAGATTTTTGGATAAAGGTGGTTGTACGTTTTTGCCATTGCATCGAACTAGGGCAAACCCCGAAGGGCGGCGGCGGCTGCGAAGGGTCACTCACCGAGCTACTGTTTCGGGCCACCTGTTTAATCTTTCGGCGCTGGTTTTCACCATAGCCGAGGAGTGCGCATCCTTTTGGAGGTGTACTGCCGTCAGGCCCGTAAGCCTGCCGTTTCTGACGTTCCCCAGAAGCGGGGCGAGCACCATAGCTCGCGCCGCGCGTACTACGGCTGACACCCAAATTCACCGCGAAGAGACCCGCATGCACGCCGCCATTCCAGGCGTTTTCAACGCACACCCCCATTGCCATCACCGGCAATTGCTTTGACCCAGCCGCCTACCATGCGGCCGATTTCGTCATTCAGCTTGGCCCAGGTTTCGTATTTTTTGAAAGCCAGGTAGCCCATTGTTTTTGCCATCCTTACCTGTGAGCGAAGCAAATCCAGTTCCGCATCCAGTTCCTGCAATGTCGTCTTTTTGTGGTAACGCTTGTTGCACACGACGATCAGCCGCAGCAACGACCACATCGTGGTGCGAATTTCAGCCCCCAATACATGTCGCTCCATTTTTGGGAACTGCCTGATGGCAGTATGTCCATACGCGATCATGGCTTCGCATTTTTGGCGGATGAGCAGGTCGTTTTTCTGCACAGGCATCAACGCTACACCCCAATCGCCCACGCGAGGACATACAGCATGACGGCGGCGACAAGCGGGGCCGCCCAATCCAGCACGCTGTCCCGGTTCCAGACGGCGGGATCGAATCCGCCCCACCAAGGCATGTTCGTTCGCTTGCCTTTCCCTCTCTGGACAATCCAGCGGTATTCGGCCTGCGCATGCTCACGGCCAAACCACCCGCCGCACGCCAGCGCAGCACCAAACGCCCAATCATCCAGCAATAACCCACATATCACCTGGGCGATGAGGGTGATGACTACGTGCTCAATCAATGTTCTGTTCATTGGTCTCTCTTGCCGTTGAGTGCGACGGGCTATCGCCCGCCGCATCAGATTCCACGCAGCAAATTTCAGATGACAAAAGCGGGGCGAGCACCATCGCGCGTGCCGCGCGCACTACGGCTGACACTCAAAAACATCGCGAAGAGACCCGCATGCACGCCGCCAATCCAGGCGTGACCACGGCGCGCAAGTCGTTCGCCGTAGTTACGTATATAAATACGGTCGCTCTTCAAACCATCATTTGCGACCGGAAACAGGCCCAAGGCGCGGGCGATGGGCGGCACGTCCAATCCGGTCTTGGCTGTAATGACCTTCAGATTCGTCCCCATCGAAACGCCAGCATTGTCGTCGTCTCCGACGCCACCCAGGTAATTGTCGATGACGTCTGACAAAACGATATTCCCGCCGGTTGGTGCCGATGCGTCATACTTCAGCGTACCTGCCGTGCCCGGGGCAACCAAAGACCCGTCCGATGCCTTGATGGCGCGCCAGGCGCTGGAATCCCGCGCCATGTCGGTGTTATGCAGCGCCGCGTCGTTGTTGGCGATGATCTGGATTTCGCCGTCGAACAATCTCAAGCCGGGCGACCATTCCCAGACGTTGCCGCACAGGTCGGCGATGCCGTTCGGCGTATTGTCATGCCGCCACGATGCCGGGCCGGAGCCGGTCAGGGTGCGCGCTGTGCCGTTGGTGTCGCCTGGTGTACCGCCATCGTAGCGACGCGCCGTTTCATGCGTGGCTTCGTGCGAGCGCCCGTAATTCGTATTGCCGCGTGGCTGGAAACCGTTTTTCAAGCACCACAAAGCGATGGCCGAGTATTCGGCGTGCGTCATGACGTGAAAGCCGGGGCCGGCCTTGCGGGCGGCGGCCACAAAATTATCGTGGTTCACGAAGGCGCTGGGGTCTACACCAGGCAACGAAAGCAGTTCGCCATTTTTGAGGATGCCTGGATACGCGCCGATAAAAAGCTCGCTCTTTTCCACGCCGCCGACGATGAAAGCCGGATGCACGCCGGCCCCCAGACTGTCGTCAAGGTCTTCCAGATTGAATTTCGGGATGACGTTCATGATGCTGGGCTGACCGCTGGCGGTATAGAGCACGGTTTGCTTGCCGCCGCTGGCGGCTTCCACAGAAGCGCGCAGATCGTCTTTGACGTAAATGCTGGGCATGAGGGTTTCTCCGGTTGATGGTCAGTAATCGCTCTTGGGATCAGCCCGAAAAGGGCCAGAGCGTAATGGTGATGGCATTGGGGTCCAGTGGCTGCGCCACGTAGGCATCGCCCTCTTCGTCTTCGTCGCCGCCCGTAAACGTTTCTTCGTAGATTTTGGCGGGAATATCGATGTGCGCCACGTAGGCACCGCCCGCGTCGCCATGAGCCTCGAAAATTTCGCCGTATTGCTCGCGGATTTCGACGGTAACGGCAGAATCCTGCTGGCGCTCGGCACAGTCGATGACAATACCCGCGACGGTAATGACGGCACCGTTAACCGAAAAATCTGCCACCGTCTGACCGGGGTCTTTAAGGATGATGCGTGCCATGGTGGGCTGCTCCTGTGGAAGTAAGTATGGATTTGTGTGATTCAGGGTTAATTACCCAAACGCGAGAGTTTCCAGCGCACGCGCACGTTGTCGGCGGCGCTGTGCAGTTCAACGGCAAAACCGTTGCTGGCGCGGTTGACGGTCGCTATCACGTCTGCGCCGCACGGTGCGCCTTGCGCGTGCACGACATCAAACGTAATTTGGTAGTCCGAAGTGTTGACGCGGTTGATGGCGATCGTCTGTGTGGGCGGACTGTCGAGCAGCAGCGGAAATTGCGGTTCAAAGCGGCGTACGCTGGTCAGCGTGACGTTGTTCAAATTGGGGTCGGTCGCGTCGGTATTGCCGGCGGGGATCGTCAACTGATACAGCCGGATGGCGGCATCCGGCACATCGGTGCCGACCGGCGTGACCGTTGGACGCCACAGGTCATTACCGTCCTGAAACAGGTAGGCGTACACCGTAACGGGCGCACCCGTCGTGTTGCTGGGTACGCTGGCCGCATTCTGCGTGCCGCTCACGGAAAACACGCGCCCCTGGGCAAAGCATGCGCCGTCCGTGAAATTCAGGTTGCGCGTGGCGGTCCCGGACTTGCTGGCTTCGCAGCCGCGCACCAAACCGCGATTGGCAATGACGATCTCGCCCTGTTGCTGCGCCACTTCCTTCAAGCCCAGTACGCCGGAATTTGCCAGCGCGGCCTGTTGCAGCGCGTACAGCAACACGGCGACTTTGTTGTTGTCGGCCTCTTCGGACTGGCCGGAGACGCTGGACGCCAGCGCATCCAGACGCACGCCCAGGTTCGGGCTGTCGCCGCGTGCCGCGGTCAATTCCTGTTCGCGGGCGCTCAAACGACCATCGAGACTGCCAAAGTTGTCGTCGATTTCCTGGTAACGGGTATTCCACAACGACGGGATCGCGTCCGGTTCGTTGTTGGGAATGGGCGTGATGGTTTGATGCGGCAAGGCCATTGGGGTAACTCCTGTCAAAAGCGCAGCTTGATGCTGATTTCGTAACGTTCGTCGTTCTCTTTAAGTTTGGGCGCAAAGGTTTTCAGGCCGACAAGCTGACCGTTGGCATCGAGCAGTGCCGCTTCGGAAATGGCCGCGCCGATAACCTCGTTCTTCTCAACCGCCCCTTTGCCCGTTACCGAATACAGGTCTTCCTGCGAGATGCCAGCCAGGGGTTTGCGCAGAATCTCGTGGTTGAGTTTGGTCGCGGCAGCAGACGGCGCTTTGGGCGTTAAATCGGCGTTGTGACCGCCGTCACCAAAGGCCATGAAAGCAATCGGCGCAATCGGTGCGCCGCCCGCCAGACGGGCGGCCAGACGTTGGCGGTGACTATTGGCTACCACGGCTTCGGCCATGCCGAATCTCCTGTGAGCGTTGTGATGTCGGCCATTCTGGCTGTGCTGGACAGCACGATGTGGGGGGATTTTCCGAATCTGGCGAAAGGGCGATACCCGTCAGAATGCTTTGATTACCTTGAACGTGAATTCCGGCGCTGCCGGGCCGCCTACACGCCAGTCGCCGTTCAGACGAAGACGGCGAACATGTTCAGCGGCGGCGTACACGGCCCCCGGTATCTCACTCATCACGCTGAACTGCCCCAGACGCGGGCAGACAGTCAGCTTCATGGCTCGCAATGGACGACCATCAAGGCGAAAGCGCCCCAGCCGGTTTCCCGCGCCAAGAAACCAGCCGCCGTTCAGTGTGCGCGGGCGGGCGGCCAACTTGGTTGCGACGGGAAGCGTCAGCCGTTCAGGGTTTACCCACGCTTCTGACGCGGACTGTATTGCCGCCGCACCTTCGGCCAGAATCGGTACGGTGCGTTGCAACGCGAAGCCAAACGGGCGACGCTGAATCAGTCCGCCGACCCGCCAGCGCCCATCCAGCCGCCGCCAGCGCGTCAGCCGCACTTTGGCACCCAGCCGCGCGGGCGTGGCCGGATACGCGATGGTGTGATGTTCGTGAAACGTGGTTTCCAGCGTGGTTTTGACGGGAATCTCGATGTGCTTTTGCACACGGGCAGCGCTGGCAATGTGCAATGAACGTCCACCCAGCCGCCACGAACCATCCAGGCTGCGCGGGGTTTGCTGGCCTTGCTGCCCCAGCGCTGGCAACCGGTACGCCGACGCGCTGGTTGCGCTTTGCAGCAACGCTTCGGATTCGATGCGGCAGTTGTGCAAGCGCCACACCGATTTGCCGCCGCGTACCTCGCCCAGCCGGAACGTGCCGAAAGGCTGCGGTAGGCGTAGCGCTTCACCGTCGCGCCCCAGCGTCCAGCGTACGTCATCCGATGCGCCGATGACGCGCCCGCACCACGGGTAGCGCATGCGCACGTCTTTTTGCATCAAGAGGCGCGATGAGGCCAGAATCTGAACGTGCAGCACGATGCGCAGCCAGAACCGGAAGACCGGCAGCAGCCGCGCCGGAATTACCGAGCGGATGATGTGCATGAGCGATGCCACCGAGCGCACGTTGACGCTGAAATCGAGCACGATTTCGATGCGGCTGGTCAGGTACATCAAACTGGTATCGATTGCCCGATTGGCGCGGCTTTCGTCGGCGTTCTGGATGCGCCGACCCACACCCCAAGTGCCGTCCAGTTTCAGCCCCGCTTCGCCAATTTGATGCAGCCACCACGAAAAACGCGGTTGCGATGAAACGAGACCAGTCGGATACGGCAGGTTCTTGTCATGCCAAAGCTGGTCTACCTGACAGAGGTTTGGAAACAGCATTTGCAGGTAGGTGCGCAGGAAATGCAGGCCACGCCCTTGCCCGTCGCCCGACTTCCACGCGCGGTACAGGTAGCGCGTGGCCGCTTCTTCGCGGTCGCCCTGCATCAGCACCAGACCGTCGGTATTGACCGCGCGGCGTACCAGGTCGAATGACCCCAAGTGCGCCGCGCCCAGCACGTTTACATCAAACGTGCCTGCTGCCAAATGGGTGTTGAAGAGATCGAGAAACAGCCGCCTCAAATCGGCTTCGACGGCGTTTTCTGCGTAACTGTGCTCCAGCGGCGCAAGGCGTGGCAACTGCGCATGCGAGAAATCCAACGATGCCATGACGGTCTACCCACCCCAGGACGGGGTGACGATGTTGGCGGTTTCCACCTGCACGTTCAGTGTGTCGGTGTCCAGATAACGCCACATTTCGGGCCGCGCCAGGAGCGATTCCGGCTCCATGATATTCACAGTCAAATCGGCCTCGCCATCGGACAGCGCCGCGACTTTCTGGCGCAGCAGCGCGTAGACGCGCTGGTACAGCGGACGCTGGCGACCGCGCCGCGATGCCGCCGAATCCGGGCCGAACTCGGCCATCAGTGATTCGGAGACTTTCTGCCGCACGTCGGACGCGACGTAGGAGGTCGATACCCGCGCACGGATGGTCATGTGGATTTTCGAGCGCACCGGCGTGAAGAAATGCACGCGGTAACTGTCGTCAGATGCCAGAATGGCGGCGCGGATGTCGCGCTGGGTTTGCGTGAGTTCATCGTTGGTGATGATTGCTGGCGGCACCGGCGTATTCGGGTCATCTTCAACCCGCACCTGTTCACTGCCGTCGCGCGACAGGCACGCCACGAACAGCGCATTGATATTCTCGAACTTGGGGCCGCGCGCCTGTTCTTCCGCCGATTCATTCCAGACCGACAGGAATTGCAGGGTCGGGAATTTGCGGCGCACCAGAAAATCGAACTCGCCCAGAAACACCGCGTTATTGTCGTAGACCGATGGGTAACGCGCCAGATCGCGCAGCGCCGACATGGGAATGGGGTTTTGTCCTGCGGACAGCAGCGCGTCCATACGCAATTCGATGGCGGCTTCCAAAGGCGAACCCAGGTACTCGAAACTGAACGGACTGCCCCAGGCCGGGCTGACTTCGCCTGCGGTGGTGAACACGGTCAGCGTGATTTGCTGCCCGTCATGCGGCTGCACACCCACCACGCCGTCAAAGCCGAAACGGACATAGACTTGTTGGCGGTCGTCAGCCTCAACGTGAAAGACACGCTCGCCTGCCTCAGTATTGACGTAACGGTCGCGGTACTCGTAAGCGCCGTCCGCATCAGACACGGCAATGGCGCACAAATGGGTATTGTCATCCGGCGCAGGGATAGGGATGGCGTAAAACGGTTCTGTGCCACTGACCACATGCTGGATAGTGCGAGCGCTGATCTGGCTGGTTTCAAACGTGGCCTCGCCGCCTGCCGCAACCGTGGCAGCGGTTTCGACGCGCCACGGCAAGCCGGACGAATCCAGCAGCGTGCGGCCAGATTCCACGGTGAAAGCGTCCGAACCCGTGTTGACGGCACGTAGCCGTATCCGCGCGGGCGTGCCTTTACGCACGATGCCGCGCATGGCCGCATCGGCCAGCACCGTGGCATCGCGCGTCTTCTCGAACGGTTCAGATTGCGCCACTTCAATTTGCGCCGAGAGCATCGCCATCATGGTCGCCATCGCGTCCAGATGCTGCATGATGCGCGGGTCGCCCGCCTGAAAGAGCGGCGCAATCGCAGGGTAAGCGGCCATCGAATCGCGGATGGCGGCTTGAAAATCGGCCTTGGTCAGCATGTCACGCCCTAACCTCTGAAATATTGATGGCCTGACCAGCCACCTCCACCACCAGATTCAAACGATCCGGCGCGGCGGGTTCGCCATACAGATTCAGCGAACCCGCAGGGAGCATCGCCAGCACCGGCACGTCGGCGCGCATTTTGGACAAAAACGCATTGGCCGCGCCGTCCGCGTGCGGGCGTTGCAACAGAGATTTCACGTCCTGACCGTAGTCAGACCCCAGGTACGCGCCCACCGGCGTATTGAGCCAGTGGCGCACCATGTTTTGTACATCGTTGCCGGTAATCGTTGCCATGCCGGGTAGCGTAGTGGCTTGGCGTGGGCGTATACGGCGAGATTTTCCCCAAACAGTTACCGCGCCAGCCCGCCCGTGACGATATGCGCAATGCCGCGCTCGCGCACATCCTGCCCCACATCGGCGGGGACTGTGACCACGGAAACAGGCCGGCTGGCATCGTTGCCAGACAGTGGCACGGCAACAGCAGGGGCATCCGCCGCGCTGGCGACGGCGGGAACGGATGGTACTTTGGGTGCGGGGACGCTGACGGATACCGGCGCGACGTGTGGCTGAATGCTCGCTGCCGTTTGTGGCGGCGGTGCTGCTGTGGAGATTTCCGGCACAGCGGGCGCGGTCGTGATGGATGCCACAGGTGCGGCAGGTGCGCGGGCATCTACTGCCGCTGTTGTCGTGACAGGCGTGGCGTCAGATGCAAACGCTTCAAGATAAACGCTCCCCGACGCCAGGTCATCGTAATACTTGCGTGCCGACGTACCGTTGGCGTCCACCGGCCCCGTGCCGCCTCGGGCGACCTGTTTTGCGCCGCCGTGGCCGCTGATGTGACGCGCTTTGAGCAGCCCCGCGATTTCGGCCTGGGGCGTGGCGTCGTTGATGAGGTTTTCGTTCACCAGCCAGCGGTAGGTTTTGTCCGAATTGGTTTTGAACGCCGCATCCTGAATGTTGGCGCTGGCAAGGTACTGTTCGTAGCTCAAGCCCTCTTTCCAGTTCCCGGCGTTTTTCAGAAAGCGCGTCATGCCGCCGGATTGCGCCCACTTCCATTCGTTCGTAAAACCGTCAGCTTTCATGGCTGCTTGCACGGATGCGGATCCACCCTTGAGCAGTCCAGCGTCGGCCAGCCACGCCGCGCCCGCCTGGTAGCGCCCCATGTATCCGGCAGAATTGACCACATCGAGCTTGCCGCCGGAACTTTCCGTCTCTGCGGTGGAGGCCACCAGCGCCCGTGTATGCGTGTCGTCCAGCCCGGCGATATTGCCTTGCCGGTAGTCGGTGGCGGTTTCCATCGCTCGATGCACGGCAATCTTGTTACGCAAACTTTGCGGAACGGCCTTTGCCAACAGGTTTTTTGCGCCAGACCACGTTCGCCCCGCCGTATCGCTCACCTTGTCGGCGGCACGGCTGCCAAAGTTCACCATGGCATCTTTGACCCGGACTGCCCCGTCTGCAATGGCTTGCCCCGCGCTGACGATACCGTCCTTGGCCGTGGATGCGAGATTGGCCGCGCCGTCAGCGACGCGACCAACACCGGCTTTGACATCTACGCCGGTTGCATTAAATATGGCATCGTTGGCGGCGTTGCCCTTTTCTGCCACCCACTCTGCGGCAGCGCTGCCTTTTTCAACCACCCAATCCTTGGTCGATCCCGCCGCTTTTTTGGTTGCTTTCCAACCTTTGTCCAGCGTATCCAGCGTGCTGTCGAAGGCCGATTTCATGCCCTCCTTGAGCGATTCCCAGCCTGATTTCATGGTGTCGATCGCGCTGTCCCAGCCGGATTTCATCCAGTCCCAGGTTCCCAACGCCGCCGCCTTGATTTCCGACCAGCCGCTTTTGACGATATCGACCGCGCCGTTCCAAGCGGACGTGATTTTGCCGGGAATGTCAGCCTCACGCAGGTACGATGCCCACAATCCTACCTTGTCGCCGATAATCTGGCCTGCCTGATCGCCCAGAAACAAGCCCAACGCACCACCAACGAAACCACCGATGGCCGCGCCTATCGGGCCGCCCACGGCACCGGCCATTGCGCCCAATTTGGCACCACCCACCATACCGCCGACACCGCCCGCCAACCCGCCCACGCCTTGTCCGGCGCGGCGGTCTTTTTGGGTGCGGGTCAGCGTAGCGTCAGTTTCCGCAGCGTATAGATCGGCGGCCAACCCTGCCCCACCCATCAACGCACCCAGAATCGGCACGCGGCGCAGCAGTCGCGCCATGCGTCCGGGCTTTTTGCCTGTCTGCGAACCTTTCCCTGCGCGAGCCGCCGCTGCGGCAGCGCCTACACCCGCTGCCCCCACCGCCGCCGCAGGCAGCAGCTTTTTCAGGCCGGGGATTTTGGCAAACAGCCCTGCCAGCAGCGCCAACATGCCGCCCAGAAAACCACCGCCACCGGACGCCTCCGCTACCGGTTTTTCTTCAATCGCCTTGAGCCGCTTGGCGGCGATTTTGTTGAAAATCCCCTGTTCCTTGCGGGTTCCGGTCAATGTCTGCCAGATACGACGAAACCAGCGCTCTTTCCTCTTTTCCCGGTTGCCGCCACTCAACAATTCATAGCCGCGCATCATGGGCTGCGCCACTTCGGCCACGGCCTTGACCGCAGGGTCGGCTTCTTCCAGACCCGAGCCGGTTTCCTTGACTGCACTGGCGACACGCTCGCCGACGGAGCGCAGCAGACTTTCGTCATGTCCGGCGTCGTCTTTATCCTGGTTTTTCTGTGTAACGCTGTCCGTTTTCTTTTTGGATTGTGGCGGATTGCTTGTCTCGCCCTTCACAAACCGCCCGCGCACGTCGCGCCGGACAGGCTCCACTGGTGCACGAACGATTGCAGGCAGCGCGGTACGCAACCTGTCTACTGCGTGAGCGACGGCATCCGCCTCGGTCTGTTGACGGCGGAATGCATTGCCGTCAGCGCCGCCGGTTTTTGACAGCGCCGGGGCGGCCTTTCCTGCGTGGGATTCCCGCTTCCGGGGCATCACCATGCTGGGACGCGCTTCTGGTTTCTCGTAATGTGCGGCGCTTTTGGTTCCCAGCACAGCCTGACGGATGGCGCGGATGTCTTCGCGGATGGCTGACCACACGGCAGTCAACTTGCCCAGGTCAATCGGATCGCCGACAAGAAAGCCCTGCGCGTCGTGTTTCAGTGCCGCTTTGCGTGCCATCACGGCCTCATGAACGTGTCGAGTTGGGAAAATGTCATCTGCACCTCTTGCAGCCCATCTTCACGGCGCGACAGGCTTACGTCCAGATTCACCGGACGGAACAGACCCATATCCTCAAATCCGCCGAAATTACTTTCGCGCGTGATGAACGCATGCACAATCCTGAACGTGATGGCATAGTGGCCGGGTACGCCGACAGTACCGTCACGCGCGGCAACGGCAGCATGATGTTCGGCAAACCATGTTTTGACCGAACCGATGGCGTCATCCAGTGTGGTCAGGCGCAGTTCGACGGGTTCGCAACCCTGCGCCATGTCCACTACCGATCCGCCCACACGGGATTTGTCGCCCGCGATGATGAAGGGCGCGTATTCAAGCTCGGTCGCAAACAGGTTGAAGCGTTCGTTCCACGCATCGCCGGTCAGGGCGCTTTTGATTTCCAGCAGCCAGAGGTTTTTTTTTGAGAACCGCTCGCCGCGCATGGCGTCGTAGATACGCTTGGCTTCGCGCGGGCTGATGCCGCCAAAGAGCGGCGTCGGCCTGCCCCAATACGCCGCTTGCGACGCCAGATCGCCGCCAATGCCGGGCAGCAGTCCGCGCAGTGCGTTAAACCCCGCCGCGTCCCAATCGCCGCGCATGATGTCACCTACGGCTGCCGCGCCCGCGTCGATGGCGTGACGCGCGTGCGCGGGGATGTGGCGGTTGACGGCGTTCATGCCTGCCGTCACGGCGGCGTTTTGACCTGCGCCGATGAGGGCATTGCCAAATTTGCTGTTTCCCAGCGCTTGTTTGGCCGTGTCAGCAGCACTACCCACCGCTGTGTTCAAGCCAGAGCGTGCAGCGCCGGTCAGGCCGCCGCGCGAGAGGTTTTCAGAGATGGTGTTGTACAGGCTCATTGCGTGGTTATGCCCCGAAGCCTATAATCCAGTCGCCAGCGCCGTCTGAAGTAGCTGCTGTCGGTTCAGACGCCGTATCCATTGCCGCCGACCTACCAGTGGAGGCGTTGGCTTTCCTGACATAAGCCGTGATTAACCAGTGTCCGCGCTTGTGGTTCCACTCAACATTCACCCCTGCACGGGAATTTTTTCCGTCCGTCAGGTGAATTTGGCCTTTCGCTCTGTGCTTTTGATGGACGTGCAGACGCGATATGAATCCCTGCAAATCCTGCAACACTTCGGGGTGCCAGCGGATAATCTTGGCAAGTCCTTTCCCCTTCTTGCGCGGATCGTCGCTGGTATCACCCCAGCGTAAATCAATATCGCCGATTTCAGGGTGATGTAGCGCTGCGATTGCCACGCCACCGCCTGCCTTTTGCAGCGCGGCTATCGCGCCTTTGGCGTTGTGGCGGTATTGGGTGAAGACAGGTTCCTTGTCATCGGTACTGACGCTATCCAGCGCCTCGTCTGCCTCAAACGCACTATCCATCTGCCCGCGCGGATGACCGCCAAAGCCGCCACCCTCTTCCCCGACTTCCTGCGGTTGGGTGTCAACAATGCTGGCGTACATCTTGGCCTGGTCTTCATCCAACATCATCGTCTTGGCGAGAAACTCGGACATCAGGTCTTTGCTCGCCCCCATGTCTTTCAGTTGCTGCATGGACTGCACCAGCATCATGCCCGCGTTCATGGATTCCAGCCGCGTGCGCTGCTTTTCGGCTTCCAGCGCGGAAATCGAACCAAAAAAGTTGATTTCCCACGGGCGGTTGCTGGGGTTGAATACAAAGCCGTAGCGGTTGGCCGTGTGAATGTCGATGACGTGGTTGAAAAAATCTTCCAGCGCCACACGGATGATGCGGGCGCGTTCGGCAGCTTGCGCGGAAACGCGGAAAAACCCGCCTTCGCCCAGACCGCCCGATAACTGGTCGGCAAAGCCCAGCATGGACAAATCCACGCCCAACGCGCCGGACAGCAGCTTGGCGTGCAGCAGCACGTCTTCAATACTGATGGTGGCCGAGCGTCCCGGCGCACCGCCGTTGGCTGGCCCCATCGTTCCCATTTGTTTGTCGCCGAAAACCGGAACAATGTGGCGGATGCGCTCCATGATGGGTCGCCCGTGCTTGACCGCATCTTCGGCGCGTTTTTTGGATTCCAGCAGCATTTTTTTGACCGAATCAACAAAATGCTCTTGTTGTTCCTTGGTCATGCTGTCCAGATTCAGGGTAAAAATCTGCTCATCAATCGAATCCATCCAGCGCTGCCCCACCAGCCCCAGGAGCGACGCGGTAAGGTTGTCGTAAGGTTCCTCTGCGTTGTAGAGCAAGGAACCGCCCACCATGCTCGGCATGATCGGCAGGTTGTCGATGTCGTTTTCTGTCAGTTTGAAGGTCAACGACTTTTCCACCACACCGAACTGCGGTATCCACTGGATGCGCGGCATCTTCAGCCGCGCCAGTTGCGATACGTCCAGCCGCGTGAAATTGCGCTCGCCCACCGATACGGCAAAGCCGACCGTGCGGCTGCCCATCTCGTAGGGCTGCACCAGTTGCGGGCGGATCATCTCGTTTGAATCCAGGTCAACCACGCCGCTGCTGTTGGCGTAAATCCGCGCGTAGGCGTCCCCGTAGGCCGCACCCGTGTAGGCGATGTGGAATGCCACTTTGTTGAACAGGTGCGTAAGCGACGCGGAGATTTCATCAGCAATCGCCGCCAGCCGTTTATCCTTTTTGGCCGCTACGGTTTTCTCCACAAACACCAAATCGCCGCTGGTTTCATGCCCGCCGAGTGCAGACGTAACCAGCAGTTGCAGCGCACTGGACACAATCGGGTCGCCCTCCATACGCATCCACTTCTCGTAGATGATCTGACGCGCCCGCCCGCCGCGCGCGCCGTGTCCCAGCAGCGAAGCAACGGTGGTTGTCCCCGCGCCGTACAGGTAGGTGTCTTCCTGCCCGATTTCCTTGACAGGGGTGATGTGCGTAGACGCCCAGCGCTTGCGCGACAGGCCAAGGCGAGCCAGAAAACCGGACTTGGGCGGGGCGGGAGTGTTGGGAGTATCGGCCATGCGGCAAGGGTAGAGCGCATGGCCGGGGGCTTATGGCTTGTTTTTCCGCCTCACGCGGTCAGGGCGCTATCTTCGTGCAATTGCGGAAAATTTCAACCAAGGCGCACGGCAAGCCTTGGTAACTTAGAAGCGGTCGTTGACAAGGTAATGGCGATCCAGCATTTGCCCGAAATCCTGTGCAGCACCAACCTGTCTTTTCGCCCGCAATTCCTGTTCCAGCGCCGTTATTTTTCTCTCTTGCTCATGGCAGTGACGAATCACCGAAACGAGGCAAACCCATGATCCAATTAGCACTATCCCTAGCGTGCCTGATACTGCTAGCCACGCTGCCATTTGTTTGGTTATTCCGAAAGAATCTTCCAGAAGGTCCCGCGACGGAATCAGGGGTGTGGCTAGGAGGATTGACCACAGCGCTGAGTTACGTGATATTTTGGTCGGCAGGAGAGTTGCTAGCTTTTCTTGCAAGAACATACGGCTGGACGTTCGGTTGATTCACAAAACCGCCGCATGGCGCGGGTCGTCGGTCGTTTGAATGGTTTGCGGTAGCTACCTCAACTCAACGTGCAAAGGCATACCCAGCGCCACACTGGCACGCGCCAGCGTGGCAAGCGTCACGCCGGTATCCGTTTCATCAAGCAAACGCATAATCACCATGCGACTGGTGTGCATGCGTGACGCCATTTCCGTTTTACTGACCTTTTTCGCCTTCATTGCCTGCGCGATTTGCCACGCAATGACGCGCTTGACGGCTGCGGCAGTGACTTCTTCCTGCGTGCCATCTTCTTGAAGAAGGTCGTCCAGACTGCTTCCCAAATGCTTGTTCATGTTGTTGCTGCCTTAAGTTTTTTAAGTCGGTCTCTGGCGGTTTTTAAGTCAGCGACCGGGGTTTTCTGGGATTTTTTGATGAAACCGTGCAACAGAACCATTTGCCCCGCCAGTGTGGTGAACAGGACGCGGGCAATGCCATCGGCAATATTGCAGCGCACTTCCCACAGGTCAGCTTCCATCTTTCGCACCAGCGGCATGCCCAGCGGCCAGCCATACTGAACGGTCTTGATGTCGGTGCCAATGGCCTTGCGATCTTCGACGGTCATATCGCGTAGCCACTGCCGCACAGGTTCATTGCCGCTGTCGGCGCGATAAAAGACAACGGTCAGAATCGGGGAGTTCATGGGAAGGATTGTATCAAAAAAAGTTCATTTGCATTTTCCCAACTTCCAGTCCACAATAGCACCGCGCTGGTAAACAGCCAGTGCGCGGGTTTGAGAAGCCCGGAATACCAAGGCGCACAGCCGCCTAGATACATTAACGCGGCTTTTTTGTTGTGCGCAGCATGGCACCCCTTATGGGCGGTCTGTGCGGGAGGGCGCAAGCCCTACCGGTTCCTTGGTTCCGGTCTTCTCAACCCGTACAGTTCCGCCCACCACCGTTTGAGAAGCGGCGGGCGGTTTTCACCGCAACCAAGGAGTCAGCCATGACTGCAACTGCACGCGCATCTGCGCAACCCATTCCTACCCAAACCACCCCCAGCGCCGACAAGCGCACGCTGGAAGACGCCGCACACTTTATCGGCGTAGGCCAAACCAGCCTTGACTGGTTGGATTCCGTGCTGCACGCCATAGAAGTGCTGAACGAACGAGGCGGCGTTTCTACCGTCCACATCAAAGGCTTGGCCGACCTCGGGCAGTACATCATTTCTGATGTGGGTAGCCTCTTGGATTCCGAGCGCGAAAAGTTCGTTGCGGCTGCCAAGGCCGGGGAGGTGTTGCAATGAACGCGCTGACACTGAACCAAGCCGACCTGACCATGAGCAGTCGGGAAATCGCGGAACTGACCGGCAAAGAGCACAAGCATGTTATCCGTGACATCGAAACGATGCTTGATGGCCTTGAAACCCCGAAAGGGGGGTATGTCCAAAACTGGACACACCCCCAAAACGGCCAAACTTACCGTCAATTCAGCCTCCCCAAAGACCTGACCCTGACCTTGGTTGCCGGTTACAACGTGAAGCTGCGCAAGCGCATCATCGACCGCTGGATGGAACTGGAACAGCGAGCGGCGCTGGATGCATTCAACATCCCGCAAACCTACCCCGACGCCCTGCGGCTTGCCGCTGACCTGACCGACAAAGTGGCGGTACTGGAACACACGGTATCCGAGCAAGCGCCCAAGGTTCAGGTTTACGACCGCATCGCCGAGGATTCAGGCACGTATCTTGTGCGCGCCGCTGCCAAGGTGTTGGGAGTCGGACCGCGCCATTTGGTCGCGTGGTTGCTGAACCATCGATGGGCTTACCGGCACGCCGACAAGGGACACCTGTTGGGCTACCAGGACAAGCTTGAACGCGGATGGCTGGCGCACAAGCTGACGCCATTCTGGAACCGTCGCACCCAGACGAACGATATT